AGATGTCCAAGCGCTTTGCCAAGACCATTGATCCCAAGTTCTTGTCAGACGGCGAGGACAACCCGGCACTGCAAGCTGCACAGCAGCAGATGCAGGCCATGGGCCAAGAGATGGAGCAGATGCACCAGATGATCAGAAACGTAGGCAAATCCATCGAAGTGCAAGAGCAAGAACGCAAAGACTTTGAGGCCCAAGTTAAAGCATACGAGGCTGAAACCAAGCGTTTGGCCCAAGTGCAAGCAAGCATGTCACCAGAGCAAATTCAAGATATAGTCTTGGGTACGGTGCATGGCATGATCACATCAGGAGACTTGGTCAGCGAAATGCCTGGCCGAGATCAGAATGAGATGATGCCCGAACAACAAGGGATGCCACAATGAAAGCGTGCGATTTTCTAGGTCTATTGTTTTTGGCGCGGGACGTAGCGCATTCAGTGCATCTGAACACCCGCAGCTACTCCAAGCATGTGGCGCTTAACATTTTCTACGACCGAATTATTGGTGCGGCTGATGATTTTGCTGAAGCCTATCAAGGCCGGCATGGTTTGATGGGGCCAATTACTTTGCATTCGGCAAAGAAGACGGCTAACATCATTGAGTTTTTGGAAGACTCGCTGAAAGAAATTGAAGACTGCCGGTATGAAGTGGCTGACAAATCCGACTCATCTTTGCAGCAGCTCATTGACAACATCATTGAGATTTATCTTCGCACTCTGTACAAACTCCGCTTTTTGGCATAAGGAAATATGATGGAACTTCTTAACCCCCTATCACAAACTGGTTTTCCTGGCCGCACCGCGTCTTACAGCGGTTCTGCGGGCAATACTGCCGATTGGGGTTCTGGCCCTGAAGGCGTGATGGTCTGGTCTACGACCCCTTGCTATGTAGAGATTGGCCCTGGCGCCGTGGCCACCACTGGCAGCACGCCGATCCCTGCGTATACCCCAATCCCGTTCTACTTGCCCATGGGCACCGGCGCTCCTTTCCGCGTAAGTGCCATTCGCATTGCAGATGACGGCGCGATCTACTGCAAACCGATTAACAAGCAATGAGCTTTGGTGTCGCTCTTCGCAACGCAGTAGCCATTGGTCTTGGCGGTATTGCCACGTTGGTTTCTGGAAAGCATGCCGAGATCATTATCGGCAATTTGTTGTGCGAAAACAATGACAATCTCGTCCAAGAGGACGGTGGTTTGATTCTTTTGGAGTGACCTAAATGGCCGTCTTTCTTTCCCCTGTGGGCGGCGCTGCGGCCCAGTTCTTTACCAACAGCGGCGTAATCCTGTCTGGTGGCAAGCTATACACTTACGCAGCGGGAACAACCACACCAAAAGCAAGCTATACATCTTCTAGTGGCAACACGGCGCATACCAACCCAATTATTTTAGATTCCGCAGGGCGCGTGCCAGGCGGTGAAATATGGTTAAGCGTAGGCCCGTACAAATTTGCGTTATACACGTCAACAGATGTACTTATTGCTACATACGACAATATTTCTGGCGTTGGTGCAGCAGAATTTCAAGTTCAAAACTTTACCGGCACTGGGTCACAAACCGTATTTACTTTAAGTTCTGCATCCCTTGGCGAAAACTTCACGTTTGTGTATATCAATGGCGTGTACCAGCAGAAAAACACATATACCGTGTCGGGCACAACGCTGACATTTTCACAAGCGCCGCCCATCACTTCAACCATTGAAGTCATGTTTAATTAAGGAACCATCATGGCCGACACCAAAATTTCCGCATTACCCGCGTCCACTGTTCCGCTTGCAGGCACCGAAGTTCTGCCTATTGTTCAAAGCAGCACGACCAAACAAGTATCTGTTGCTAACTTGACTGCTGGCCGATCAGTCAGCATGGCTGACGCAACACTGACTACAGGTAACCTTGTTATTGGCACATCGGGCAAAGGCATTGACTTTTCTGCCACATCACATCCTGCTGGCATGACCAGCGAATTGCTTGCTGACTACGAAGAAGGTACTTGGACAGCAACAATTGAAGGAACAACTACTGCGGGAACAGCTTCTTACACATCACAAACTGGTTCATATACAAAAATTGGCAATATTGTTGCGATAACTTTGTATATTGATTGGAATACTGGCACTGGAACTGGGTCGTTAGCAATTGCAGGACTGCCCTACACATCTGTGGCTAGTAGGTATCAAGCTATGACAATTGGGCAACTTGAAAACGTTACAAAAACTGCATTAACCACAGTTGTAGCACAAATAAATCCAAGTGTGACAATAATTCGATTTGTTGAAATTCCATCAGTAGGTGGTGCAAATGTAGGTTTGGCCTATGATGCCGCAGGAAATATTTTTATTAGCGGAACATATTTTGTTTAAAGGTTAAAAATGGCACTTACTAAAGTTTCATATTCAATGATTACTGGCGCTGTCGCCAATATCTTGGATTACGGCGCAGTAGCAGACTACAACACCTCAACAGGCGCAGGAACAAATAACGCAACTGCCATCCAAGCTGCTATCACTGCGGTTAATGCGGCGGGCGGCGGTGCAATATTTATCCCAACAGGAAAATATCGCATTGATTCAGCTTTAACAATTCCCTTTGGTGTGTCCATATTTGGTGAAGGCGGTTCTGTATCTACTTTATACCCAAGGTCTTGCAATGGCTTAAATTTTACATCTGCGTCATACGACAACGGGTGCATGTTCTACCAAGATTTTGGACTTCAAGGTGCAGTTGGCTCAACAGCAAATTGGGCTGCGGTAGAGTCTATATTGCCCCCAGGTGGGACTGTCGGCGTTGACTCAAGAGATGGTTTAAATTTCAGCAGATTACGCATTAGGGATTTCAACCAAGGTTTTATAATTAACAACACTTGGCAATGCAGTTTTAGAGACTTGCAAATATCCAAAATAAACAATCCATTTAACTTTGGAGTATATGCGTTAAATCACAATGTATGCAACAACACAATAATTTTTGAAGGCGGCGATTCGTTTAGCGGTTCAGCCGATGAATATGGCGTGTTTATGGACGGCACTGGCTGCGAAGGCATCCATGTAATTGGTAATTTGATATACGGATTTAATAGCGATATTTTTATCGGCTCCGCCATTTTTGTAAACATTCTTGACAATGATTTGGAATCAACTGTTAATGGCATTAGATATGGTTCGGTAAGCAACATATTTAATATAAAAAATAATTACATTCAAGTTGACAGCGCTGGCGCAGGGGACGCTTGCATCTACGGATTGGGTCTTGCGTCACCTATACAGTCACAAATAAATATTGAAGGGAATGTCTGCATAGCAACTGGGACAGTACCTGCGGGCATTCGTATCAATGCCGCCGCAAACACAAATCAATATCACAACAGGCTCACAGGAAATCATATCGTTGGAATGACTACCAACGACATTCAATTAAATAGCCCTGGTCAATGTTTTGTTGAAAACAATCGGTGCATATCTTCGGTTCCAGGTAACAGCATTTTTGTTGGAAGTGTACTTGAAGCACCTGTCTACATTGGGTATAACTATTTTGCCAAAGCCCTTTTTGTAGATATTGCCGCAAATTACACTGGCGGCTTATTAATACTTGAAAACAACGCAGAGAGCGGTGTGTATCTACCTAGAAAACAATCAGCAGTGCCCACAACTGGCACTTGGCGGGTGACAGACGTTGTGATGAACTCTGCGCCAGCCACGGGGCAACCCGCTGGCTGGGTCTGCACCGTTGCGGGAACCCCTGGCACTTGGAAACCAATGGCAAACTTGGCTTAAAGGAAAAATCATGGCACTTGAAAAAACAACGACCACACCTCACGGATTTTCGGCATCTAACGCATATCACCGCGTTGAAGGCGCACAGGTCAGCAAAGACGCAATGACTTTTCAGGTCAGGTCTTACAAAAACAATTCTGAACTTCCGCACTTTGCTGATGCGTCTTTTGGTTGTGCTTACAACATTGCAGGTGACAACCCAATTGCCCAAGCCTACGCACATTTAAAAACCCTGCCAGAATTTGCTGGCGCAACCGACTGCTAAAAAGGAAATATCATGTTGGAAAAAATTATCTCTGTCGATTTGATTGAAATTGTTGAGAACGGATGTGTGCAAGTCCGCACCAAGACCGCCGTCATGGAAGATGGCAATCAAATTAGCAGCACGTTTCACCGCCATGTAGTTGCCCCAGGGGATAATTACAGTGCAGAAGATGCCAAGGTTCAAGCCATTTGCGCTGCGGTGCATACGGCTGATGTAATTGCCGCTTACCAAGCGGCCCAAATTCCAGCATAATGCTGACAAACCTTACCGGTGAGGTTCACCGGGGAATCTTAGGATTCATTGACATGACTGAAGAAGTCCAAAACCTAGCGGAAGTTGACTCCGCGCCAGCAACGGAAGTGACGGCCACTCCTGAGACTGTAGAAAATGCGCCGGTAGTCGCTGATGAGCAGAAAGAACCTTCAAGGGTTTTTACCCAAGAAGAACTGGATGCAGCCATCGGTAAGCGGCTTGCGAGAGAACAGCGTAAGTGGGAAAGAGAGCAGACTCAAAGGCAAGCGGAAACGCAGGCATTGAGAGCGCCAGCAGACATCCCGCCGGTTGATCAGTTTGACAGTCCTGAAGCCTATGCAGACGCATTGGCCTACAAAAAGGCTGAAGAGCTGCTTGCCCAGCGTGAACATGCCCGGCAGCAATCTGAAATTCTTGAGACTTATCACGAAAAGGAAGAAGAAGCTCGGAACAAATACGATGACTTTGAACAGGTCGCGTACAACCCGAAACTTCCAATCACGACCGTGATGGCTCAGTCGATTCAAGCCTCGGACGTTGGCCCTGAAGTAGCTTACTACCTCGGTGCAAACCCCAAGGAAGCAGATCGAATCTCCCGTCTTGCACCTATCTTGCAGGCCAAGGAAATTGGAAGGATTGAGGCCAAGTTGGCCAGCGATCCACCAGTGAAGAAAACGACATCCGCGCCAGCACCGATTTCGCCCGTGACGGCTCGCTCCTCTGGAGCGCCGGCTTATGACACGACTGACCCACGGTCTACCAAGACCATGAGTGCTTCAGAGTGGATTGATGCCGAACGAGCCCGACAGTTGAAAAAGATGCAGGCAAACCGCTAAATTTTTAAAGGACTTTTTCCATGGCTAACAGTATCTTAACCATCGACATGATCACGCGCAAAGCGCTTGAGATTCTCGAAAACAACCTTGTGTTGACCCGTAACGTGAACCGTCAGTACGACGACAGCTTTGCTGTTGAAGGTGCCAAGATTGGTTCGACCCTGCGTATTCGCCTGCCTGATCGCGCTTTGGTGACCGACGGTGCCGCCTTGCAAGTTCAAGACGACAACGAACAGTTCACCACCTTGACCGTGGCCAGCCAAAAGCACATTGGTGTCAACTTCACATCTGCTGAATTGACCATGCAATTGGATGACTTCGCAGAGCGTGTGTTGAAGCCTCGTATCAGCCAGTTGGCCAGCTCCATCGATGCCGACGTTGCCAATGCTTACAAGAGCATCGGTAACACCGTGGGCACGCCTGGCACCACTCCTTCGACCTCTTTGGTGCTGTTGCAAGCCCAGCAGAAGCTGAACGAGAACGCCGCTGTGATGAGCCCCCGTTATGCCACCGTCAACCCCGCCGCTAACGCTGGTTTGGTTGAAGGCATGAAGGGTCTGTTCAACCCCACCGATACCATCAGCCGCCAGTTCAAGAATGGCATGATGGGCATGGGTGTGTTGGGCTTTGACGAGATCAACATGTCTCAGTCGATCAAGCAGCACTCCACTGGCACCCGCGCCGCTACCGGCACCGTCACTGCTGCCGCCGTGACCGCTGAAGGCTCTGCGACGCTGACGCTGACTGTTGGCTCTGGTGAAACCATCGCCGTTGGTGACGTGTTTACCATTGCTGACTGCTACGCCGTGAACCCACAGACCCGTGAGTCCACCGGCTCGCTGTTCCAGTTTGTGGCCTTGGCCTCCTCGACCAGCACCACAACCGCCACTGTGACCGTTGCGCCGATGTACTCGGCCAGCCACGCTCTGGCTACCATGCTGACCTTGCCTGGTAACAACAAAGCTGTGGTTTTTGTGGGCGCTGCTTCAACCCAGTACCCCCAGAACTTGGTCTACCACAAGGACGCCATCACGTTCGCCACCGCTGACTTGTTGCTGCCCCAAGGCGTCGACATGGCTGCGCGCGCCGTCCACAATGGCATCAGCTTGCGTGTGGTTCGCCAGTACGACATCAACAACGACCGTATGCCTTGCCGTATCGACGTGTTGTATGGCTTCTCCACCATTCGTCCTCAGATGGCCTGCCGCATTTGGGGTTGATCTTGAATGCCCCTTCGGGGGCTTCATTTCGTAACTTTTTTAAAGGAAATTATCATGGCATTACCTAACGGCGCAGGCGGTTACCAAGTTGGTGACGGCAATCTGACTGAAGCTCAACTCACCGTACAAACCATCCCCGCAACTTTGACCGGCGACACCACTTTGACCGCCGCTCAAGTGGCGGTTGGTTTGGTTGTTTGTGCAAAAGCCTCGGACGCTACATTGACAGTTACGTTGCCCACCGCAGCGTTGCTTGATGCAGCTATTCCTAGCGCAAAAGTTGGTTCAGCTTTTGAATTGACCATTTGCAACAACAACAACACCGGCTCATCGTCTACCGTTCCTGTTACCACAGGCACTGGTATTACGATCTTTGGCTCTGTGACTGTCCCACGTTTTGGTGCGCACACGTACCGTTTCGTGCGTACTGGTGACGCAGCCTATTCGGCGTTTTTGAAGTAAACCTAATGGGGGCTTCGGCCCCTGTTTTTAAGGAACAATCATGCCTACAAACACTAAACCTGTTGGTGTTGCGTACGAAGACCCGCAACTTGACGGTGCAATCATTGGCACTGCCGGCGGCACTGCTGGCTTTTATGGCACTACGCCTGTTGCCCAAGCTGCTGCCATCACAGCCGTCACCAATACCGCCACCGGTACTGAACTGGCGACTGCAATTAACGCGCTTCGTGTGGCGTTGAAAAACATTGGCATAACTGCCTAAACCAACCAGGGGGCTAATCACCCCCTTCTTTTTATGCCCATCATTTACATGTCTCACCCTGTCCACGGCGCAAAGATTGCATCGATGGAACTTGAAGCCGAGAACGATGAAAGAAATGGCTGGACACGCTATACTCTTGACACGCCGATTGTTGTTGAAGAGGCGGCTCCACAGGAAGTAAAACGTAGACGTGGCCGCCCGGCTGTTGAGGCGGTCGAACAAGGAGCGTAAATATGGCGACCTACACCGCTGCCGATCAGATCAACCGGGCGCTGCGGCTGCTGGGTGTGCTGGCCGAAGGTGAAACCCCTTCTGCATCGGTGTCTCAAGACGCTTTAATGGCGCTCAACCAGATGATTGACTCTTGGAACACCGAGCGTCTGTCTGTCTTCTGTACCATCGACCAGATTGTCAATTGGCCGGTCGGCTCTATTGAAGAAACCCTTGGCCCCACCGGTTCTCTAGTGCGCCTAAACGGCACCGCCGTGCGACCTGTTTTGGTAGACGACGCCACCTATTTTAAAGACCCCGGCACTGGGGTGTCGTATGGCATTAAGCTGATCAATCAGCAGCAGTACAACGGCATCGCGGTCAAGACCGTAACCTCAACCTTTCCCCAAGTCATGTTCGTCAACATGACCTACCCAGATGTCACGATCAACATCTACCCACGCCCCACACGTCTGCTTGAGTTCCACTTTGTCAGCGTGCAAGAGCTAAGTCAGCCTGCCAATTTGGCAACCGACATTTTGTTCCCGCCTGGGTATCTACGGGCTTTTGTGTACAACCTGGCCATGGAGTTTGCGCCTGAGTTTGGCGTTGAGCCCAGCCCCCAAGTGCAGCGCATCGCCATGACGTCCAAGCGCAACTTGAAGCGCATCAACAATCCTGATGACATCATGTCTATGCCGTACTCGTTGATTGCGACTCGCCAGCGCTTTAACATCTACGCCGGCAATTATTGATGAAAACGCCTATCCTTGGCTCGACCTACGTGACCCGCAGCGTCAACGCTGCGGATGCTCGCATGGTCAATCTGTTTCCAGAAGTCATCCCCGAAGGCGGTAAAGAGCCGGCATTCTTGCAGCGTTGCCCAGGGTTGACGCTTTTGTCAACAGTGGGCACTGGCCCGGTTCGGGGCTTGTGGGCGTTTTCACCCAACGATGGCGTGGGCTTTGTGGTGTCAGGCACCGAGCTTTACAAGATCAACAACGCCTACGTGCCCACGCTGATTGGCACCGTAGCGGGTTCTGGGCCGGTCAGCATGGCCGACAACGGCACGCAACTGTTCATCGCAGCCAACGGCCCCAGCTACATCTACAACAACACCACAAACGCTTTTGGCCAGATCACTGACCCCGACTTTCCCGGCGCGGTGACGGTCTGCTATTTGGACGGCTATTTCGTGTTCAACGAACCCAATAGCCAAAAGATGTGGGTCACGACCCTTTTGGACGGCACGTCCATTGACCCGCTTGAGTTTGCCAGCACCGAAGGGTCGCCCGATGGCTTGCTGGCCGTGGTATCCAACTTCCGCGAAGTCTGGGCCTTTGGCACCAATTCCATTGAGGTCTGGTACGACTCAGGCGCCACAGACTTCCCCCTGCAACGCATCCAAGGCGCGTTCAATGAGCTTGGCTGCGCGGCCCCTTACTCCATCGCCAAGATGGACAACGGCCTGTTTTGGCTGGGCCGGGATCGCCGGGGGCAAGGTATTGTCTACCGGGCTAACGGTTACCAAGGCCAGCGCATCTCGACCCATGCGGTTGAATGGCAAATCCAGCAGTACAGCGATATGTCGGACGCCATTGCGTACACTTATCAACAGGATGGCCACAGCTTTTACGTGCTGATTTTCCCCACGGCCAACACCACTTGGGTGTATGACGCTGCCACCCAAGCCTGGCATGAGCGTGCCGGCTTTGTTGACGGCGCGTTTACCCGGCACCGCAGCAACTGCCAGATGGCGTTCAACAACGAGGTTGTCGTTGGCGATTTTGAAAACGGCAACATCTACGCCTTTGATCTTGACGTGTACGCCGACAATGGACAGATTCAAAAGTGGCTGCGCACCTGGCGGGCGCTGCCCACGGGTCAGAACAACTTGAAGCGCACGGCCCACCACAGCCTGCAATTAGACTGTGAGACAGGCGTAGGGTTAAATACCGGTCAGGGTTCATACCCCGAAGCCATGTTGCGTTGGTCAGACGACGGCGGGCACACTTGGTCAAACGAGCATTGGTCACCACTTGGCAGAATTGGCGCGTATGGTCACCGGACGTTTTGGCGGCGGCTTGGCATGACGCTCAAGCTGCGGGATCGCGTCTATGAGCTGTCTATGACTGATCCGGTCAAAGTGGCAATCATGGGGGCCGAATTGATTATCAGCCCGACCAATGCCTAGCCCAAACGCAAACCCGACGCCCATCACGCCCCCCAGGGTGCCGTTGATTGACCCACGCACCGGGTTGATTGACCGGGCGTGGTATTTGTTTTTTCTGTCGCTCAATGAAGTTGCCACGGGGGTTATTGACGATTCTGGGCTTACGTTTAGCTCTGAGTCGCTGCTTGCGTCCTATGACGCCGCGCTTCGTGCGGTCAATCAAGAATTGCAGACGTTGCCGCCTGCAATTGATTATTCTGAAGACATCCTCAAGATCAGGCATGAGGGCGATTTACAGCCGTCGGCTGAAGTGGGCGAGTTGCAAGCGTTGATCAATCAAGTGCGTCAACAACTTGAAACGCTGCCACGCCCTGAGTTGGGCACAATGGCTGCGCTTCAACAGGCTAACTTGCCATGGGTGACATTTGACACCACAGCAGAAAATGTACCAACTGACATTGGCACGGTGGCGTGGGATGGCGGCACAACGCTTGGCATTCAGATGACCGCCAACGTGCTTCAACAAGTTGGCGAGTCGCAGTATTACTACATCAAAGCTGACAGCACCATTACCAAAGGCCAGTTGATCATGTTTACCGGCGCTGTGGGCGCAAGCGGTGTGATCAAAGGTGCGCCAGCCACGGGCTTGACCGATGGCCAGTATTTGATGGGCATCGCTGCTGAAAACATTGCCGCCAACGGGTTTGGCCTTGTTGCCTCGTTTGGGCATGTGCGCGGGTGGAACACCACCGGTAGCCCCGTGGGCGAAACGTGGGTCGATGGGGACATCCTGTACTACAACCCAACCATCCCCGGCGCGTTGACTAAAACACAGCCGACCGCACCCAACGTCAAAGCCACAATTGCTGTGGTAATCAACGCCGCGCCAGCAGGGTCTGGTGAAGTGTTTGTTCGTGTATCGACTGGCTCGGTGCTAGGCGGCACCGACTCAAACGTGCAGTTTGGCACGTTGGCCAACGGCGACCTAATTCAATACAACGGCACGTATTGGACAAACGTCACGCCAGCATCTGTGTTGGCGGCGGCGTCAGGAGCGCCGGTCACCAAAACCGCTAACTTTACGGTTGCTGCAACTGAGACTTGGTTGATCAACAATAAGACCGGCTCAACCTGTACAGTGACCTTGCCGTCTGCTGCGTCTTACACTGGGCGCACATTGACTTTTAAAAACATGCAGGCTCAGACTTTGGTGTCGGCATCTAGCAACGTTGTGCCCATTGACAGCACGTCTGCTGGCACAGCAATCCTCTTGGCAGTTGTAGGGAATTGGGCGACAATGGTGTCTGACGGCACCAATTGGGTCATCATGCAACAAGCCGCTAATAACTGCCTCTTATTGGAGTAAACCATGACAGTCACCGTCAAAGTCCTTGTTCCCGCCAAGAACGTCGAGAACAGCCAAACAACCCAGTACACCGCTACTGGCGTCACGGCCATCATCGACAAGTTCACCGCGACCAACTACAGCGCCAGCGCTGCGACCATCAGCGTCAACTTGGTCACTGTGTCTGGGTCTGCCGGCAACGCCAACTTGATCACCAAAACCAAGACGCTCCAAGCATCTGAGGTCTATACTTTCCCCGAGCTGGTGGGCCAAGTGCTGGGCATAGGCGACTTCATCAGCACCATTGCAGGCACTGCCACAGCTATCAACATGCGCGTCAGTGGCCGTGAGGTGACATGATCCATCACCACTTCAGCGCAGGCGTCTATGCCAAAGAAACCCGCATCCCGGCGGGGTACGTCTTGGTTCAGCACGCCCACAAACATGACCACCTGTCCATCTTGGCCAGCGGGTCTGTTGAGCTAGCGGTTGATGGTGAGAAATCAGTTGTTCATGCGCCTGCTTGCCTGACAATTGCCGCAGGCAAGCATCACGGCATAAAATCAATTACAGACGTTGTGTGGTACTGCGTACACGCCACCGATTGCACAGATGAAGATGAGATCGACGAAGTGCTGATTGAGTCTGGCGATATGGAAGAAATGAAAGAGTTGGCCGAAAGCCTAAAGGAGTAAATTATGCCATGGGGTTTTATCATTCCCGCTGCGGTCAGTCTGTTTTCTGCAAGCCAGAACCGCAGCGCCGCGTCGCAAGCGTCTGATGCAGCTACGCGAGCATCTGAAAATTCGCAAGCGTTGCAATACCAGATGTTCCAAGAACAAAAAGCATTGCAAGAACCTTGGCGTACAGCAGGCACCAATGCGTTGGCCAAGATGCAACAGCAATACAGCAACATGCCTGCCGCGTTTACCGGCAGAGTCGATCTAGGGCAAGACCCAGGCTATGCGTTTCGATTGTCGGAAGGCCAAAAAGCACTGGATCGAAGCGCTGCTGCCCGAGGTGGCTTGATCTCTGGCGGGGCCATGAAGGCCGCGCAACGGTTTGGCCAAGACATGGGCAGTCAGGAATACCAAAACGCCTACAACCGGGCGCTGACGGGCTACAACGCCGATGTGGCGCGTGAGACTTTGGGTTACAACCGTTTGGCGTCTATGGCTGGCTTAGGTCAGACTTCGGCCAACACGCTGACAAACGCAGCGGGCTCGTATGGCACCAACGTGGGCAACGCCATGATCAACCAAGGCATCAACGCTGGCAACGCTGGCATGGCAGGGACACGGGCAATGACGTCCGCGTATGGTGACATCGCCAATCTGTATGGCCGCACCAATCCTAGTTTTGGCAGCTTGTACGGCGGCGGTAATGCTGGCGCTGGATACGCCGGCGCAGCCGGCTTAGGTTGGGAAGGTTAATCATGGCACTTGACTTTGGAATTCTTCAGCCCGCAAACATCAGCGGCCAGCTTCAAGCTGGCCAAGAGTCTGCCATGCGCAACCAGTTGGCCCAGCAGCAGTTGGCCGCAGGCCAGCAACAGATGGAAACTGGTCGGATGCAACAGGAAAAAGCTGGCTTAGAGATGCAACAGTTCAGACGCAGGCAGTCTGCGCTGGATAAATTTTTAAGCGACGCTGAAAAGGGTGGCCATACAGGCGACCCCGAAGACGTTGCGAAAAGTTTCTATG